AAGAAATCGGTGTTGCTGAACTCATATTTATTTCTCCTTGGTCTATTTGGTATTAGCTGTTCGTGACTGACGGCGACGGTACGACATAAGCGTTATTACGAGCCGTATTGTTCCTTGCATTCATCGTTACCGTGATTGTCATTCCGGCCGTTGTAGGCGTGTACAGAACTTTATAATAGCGGCTGAAAACAGGACTTAGGTGCCATATGGTTGTACCGTTCGCGCTGATCGCGATGGTGAGTCCAGACACGGCGACAAAATTCTGACCATCAACGGATTCATATAGGGCGAGCGTTCCGGTGCCGCTGCTCACTGGTGCATATGTGGACGAGAACGATATGATGTCTATGTCGCTCAGATCCAGAATTACGCCGGTCGTGGTCGTCTGATTGGTGACACTCATTACTTGACGGTTATCTACAATGGTGGACATGGTTGGCTCCTTGGTTATTTTTTGGGCATCGCGGCGTTCCCCATTTGCGAAGCCGCGTTAGCGACCATGGGTGACGTGGCGTGTGGTAAAATTGGCGCGTGCGGCGGCGCGGGATGCGGTCACGCAGGAGCACCGTTCGGTCCTGCGGCCGGCATAGGGTTTGCGACAGGTTGCGGTGTCGGCTGTTGCGGCTGCGGGGGCTGCTGCGGCATTCCCTGTACATTGTTGCCCATCAATCCCATGAGACGCGGGTCTGTTGGTGCCTGAATACCAGGGAATAAAAACTGGGCGTGAGACATGATGTGCTGCATTACGGCCACAAATATGGGGTCATTCGTCTTCTGCCGTAGCGCGGGGTCCATCATAATCACGAAATGCTGGCCGATGTGGTTGGCGTGGTTGTCCCACGGCGCCGCTACCTGCGGAATACCGCGCCGGAGTTGCTCGTTTTCTTTGATTATCAGCATGTTCTCGGCTTCCGGGCCTTCGGTCATTGGATCGAGCTCGCCCGTTGCCAACACTTCAAAATACTGATTGGCGTCTTTTATGAGTCCTTTGGCCATAAGATCTTGCGCCACTTGTAGTTTTCCGGCCTCCGATCGGGTGGCAGGATTACCGGCTGATACGATTACCCGCGAAATATTGGATAAATCCGCACCGGAGAACTCGCCAATGTAGGCCGCTTTGCTCGAGCCGGCGATCGTTATCATCCGTTTCGTGTTCGCAAAGCTCTTTAGCATGTTGAACAAGCCCGTCGCGCTTCGCTCTAGGAACGAAATATACGCCTGTTGGATGGGAGAGTTGAACACAAGGGCTTGGGCCTGTAAAAAGGCCATTGCCGTTCCAGATTCAACACCTGTAGGCGGCTGGCCGCGCAAAATGCTGGGCAAGCCGCTCAGTTTCTCCATTTGGGTTTCTAGAAGTGTTAAGAACGTAAACACCTCGGCCGGAGTCTTGCATAGCTCCAAGCCCATCGGCACACCATTCTTCATGTTCGTTTTGATAAAATTCAAGCCCTCTATCACTTGCTCAGGTTTCGTTTGAGTGGACTCGTCCACAACGATGTTTTGAATAGCGAAGGCTTGTTGATTGGTGACGATAACACTCAACGTCTTATCGTAGGCATATTGCAGTTTGACCAAAGAGGTCATCACTGTGCTGCCAAAATTGTTACATAACATCTCGTCCGGCATCATCGGATACAACGGGATCTCATCATACGGAAGCGCAGTGTCCAATATCCACGTATCGGAATCGACGTATGTGGTGATGCGGCCGTTGGGGCACGCCGGCGTCTTTTTGTGAATGAACGTATAAACTGGAATCAAATCGCTATTCGATGTCTGCGCGTCCACGATGTGGCCGAAGCGAAAGCGCTGTAGCGTCGTGGGCATACTGTAGCCCTTCAACTTGTCCAAGAGATCGGGGCGTTGGGCGATGAGATCCCATTTATTCAAATACTCACGTACGATATACCAATCGTTGTCCACGTCCATGCGGGTGTAATCGCGGATGACATCCATAGGCGCAAGCACGACAAACTGTGCGTCGCCTTCTTTGATCGGTACTTCTTTGCCGGACGGATCTTGCACCGTATCCGTCACCTGGCCGATATCTGCGTTCCACTTCTCGAACATCCATCCTTCACCCATGACGAGTCCATAGGTGAGGCCCTTCTTATACGCGTCTTCCATGTGCTTGACTTTCAAATAATAATTCGACACCGAGTCGAAGATAATGTCCTGTGACATGCTTTTATGATCATCGTTGATAGCTTCCGGCTGAAAGGATGGTCTTTGGTTAGCAATCGTAGACACCAATCCGGTAACGATAGAGCGATAGATATTTGATTCGATAAGTTTGTATTGGCCACGATCTCCTCCAAAGCGAATGCCGATCTTCATGTCAGAACGCATCCACATTTCCCAGTTGGTACGATAAACGGTTAGCTTGCCGGTACGGAGGATGTAGTCTTCAAAATCGTGTTGTCTTCGCTCGCATTCCTGCAATAATTCTTCAACGGGAAGGGTGGCGAAGTATTGGTCGGGCTCGCCGCCGAACGTCTTGCTGTTCATGCTTCCACTGGCCATTATCTATCTCCGTTTTCTTTTTGTTTAAATTCGATAATTATTCTGGAATAAATTCTACGGCAGCAATCCTTGCAACCGTCTAAATGCTTTAAAAATGCACCGAAGTCCGCCACAACGTGGTCGCCACGCTTGACTTTCTCACAATACGGGTTGTCAGTCATAAGATTCGTTATGCTCTTTCACGTTATATTCCTGGTTCATCGCAGCATCCATGCCGGCCCCTACAATCTCGCCCGTCTTCGCGCTATCCCCTTCGACGAGCTTCTTAGGGATGAAAGTGTTCTCTTCGTTATGTCTAAACGCCGGCGGAAGAGGATTGGATACCATATCCACACTGCGAATAAGATACATCAGCATGGCAAATCCGTCATAGTGGCCGAAGGTCTTAGAGCGGGAGAACTCTTTTCCGCGTGCGCCGCCCTTGGTCTTGGTCCACACACCGTTCTTCAGACAGCCAAGCGTCTGCACACATTTCGGACTGACGAACACGCGGCCCTCTTTAACGAGCTCGCGCACATCTGACACCATCACATCCAAGTAGGTCTTAGACTCCACAGGATAGAAATAAAGATGATGTCGAAGATTAAAATCTTGTAGGAGGGAAGGGGTATTGTTATCCGCAATCCGTCTTTTGATTTCTGCATTTTCAAACACCTCTCGCTCTTTCGCTATGATGCGCTCGGCCAATAGATCAGTGGTTTGCTCTGGCGACTTCATGCACACTTCATCTCGAACGACTAGAATAGATTTGCCGCCGACCCATTCGACAGAAGCAAATCCGCATACAGAATTATCTGTCCAACCCTGATCCAATGCGTCATACTTAAACCAGAACTTGAAGTTTTCCGTCTTCGGTACTTCTTTTTCGTATTCCGGTTTCCATTCCGGGCAGAGTTGGAAGTCCGTGTCGATGACGAATTCACAGAAGAACTCCCTCCTAACCTTATGCGAGGTAATACCGCCAAGGTCTTTGATGAACTTCTCTTGCCGTTCCAACGAGTAGTGACTATCTCGTATGGTGAGCTTCATATAGGCCCCGTCTATTTCCGCCTGATCGCAATATTGCTTAAACGCGTGGTCGGGCGTGACGGGGGGTGTGGACAACAATAGCATGTTCCCGTTGCGTGGGATGAGGGTAGACACTAATGCCCCATCCACAATCTCATCCAAGTTGGCAGAAAACCCGGCCTCATCCAAGATAATGAGGTCGAACGCGAAAGAACGTAGGTTGTTGTACGAGGTACCGACGCCTTTACCCACTCCCCGGAAAAGGATCTTTGAGCCATTCGGAAACACGATCTGCGTCTTTCTGAGCTTAGGCTTTAAATGCTCAGGGCATGTGGCAAATACCACATCCCATAGTTGGCGTACATACTCCTGAACATCGTCCACCGTAGGGGCGATGAATGCGACGAGCGCGTTCTTGGTGGCGATACACGTTTCCACCCCAAGGAACAAACCGAGGACGCTCTTTCCTATCTTGCGGGAGCAGTTGACTACAAACTTCGAGTGTGTGGCCTTCGCGGCCTGGAATGCGTCATGTACCTTGCGCTGCGACGGGTTTAAGTGAACGTACAGCCGGCCGGTGAGCCAAGAGGCTTCAATCGCCTTCTCAGTATCAGTCACGTTTGCAATCCTTGCAGACGCAAGGCGTATCGTTAATCAATGCTCGCATGTGCGTATGCCATGTGCAAGGACAATCCCTGAATAGCATACTTGTGCACATTAGCTTAAACACCCTTCGAGAATAGGCATATCGTACCTAAACTCATGGTCAAACGTGCAATTCCATCCCCATGACGTGTGGCCGCATATGTCACAAGGTGGATTGACCGTATCCCAGAAGGTAAGAAATACCATTAGGCTTTCGGAATGCCCGCGTCAAGCACTTCAGCCGTTGTCTCTTTGGCCGCTTCCACGTCCACCTTATTCAGCGCGGCTTTAGCTTCCGCTTCGATCTCGGCCGCTATCTTCTCAGCACGTAGCTTGAAGTCATTGTACTGGAACTGTAAGAAGTTCAACACTTCCGCTACTTTCATTCCCATATGCCCCGGATGACTCGCCTGAGCAATGTAGTCATGCGCTCGAGCGAATAAGTCGCGTACCGCTTCGATATCCTTGTGCTGCGCTTGCTTCGTAGGTGGTACAACTTGTGCTTGATTGTCGTTCATGTTCGATTCCCCCGATTAGTTTATTTGTACTTCTGCGGATCAATGTCCGCATCCCATACGCAATCTGTTATCCCTTCGCTGATTTGCGTACTATTCAAGCTACAAAAGTATTCCGTCCATCCATCATTGCGTAGCCAATGGTCCATTATCTCGTTGCCACACGTTACGCATTTGCGACCCCGGAAGCGCAACACGCCCTTGGGATTGAAGTCTCGTAGCATCATCGGCCCGCTCTCAAGTAGCAATTGCGGGTCGGTGTTAGCGGACGATAGCGGCTTGTATTCGCTCATATCTTCATACCCATAACGTGCTCTACAAAGCGATTATGAACAGACACGCGCATAGTGTTGAAACGCTTCATGCTCACATACGCTTGCACCTTGGCATTGTCCTTGGGCTCTAGCGCACCGACACGCAGCGTATTTACTGGCAACGGGTCTAGGAAGCTGAGACGCCAACAGACGCGGGGATTATCAGGCAGCGGCGACGTGTCGGCGTTCAACGGCCAGCTATCACACGATGCGCCTATCATCTTCGAATCTGGGTCGCTTCCATCGTATAGCTCGCCAATGTAATGGCCTTGGGCGTCAACATAGCGACGAACGACTGTAAACGTCACAATCTCAAACGGATGACACAAGCGATAGGCCAACGCTTTAATAAAGCTTAACATTCTCATTCATTCTCCCCTTGACAAAATATGGTTTTCGTGTTAGACTATTCCTGTAGGGTGGATAGCCACTTCGGGGTCAACTGCCCAAAACGCGGCGCTAACGGTCAAATAAACCGTACACGGCCACATACACCGCCGCGAAGCATATCACGCATAAGAATGCGTAGGCATCATTCTATCCCGAACATCATGCGGTTGTGCCACCTACAGACGTGTAGCTCTAGGCGTAATGCATAGAACACATTCCAACAGCCGCATGCATATGCGCTTATGATATCCCCGCCGTCGCGTGCCATTATCTCCCCTCGAGCTCGGCCAACGCGTTAAGCGCCGCCTTGCTTGCCCGTCCCTTCGCCTTGCGTACTTGCCTATGTCCTTGTGTCACGATAAGATACGGTAGGAGCTTCATCCACATGGCTATGCGTTCTCGCTTGTTCGCTTTAATGGCGGCTGCGAAGTCACATACCCAGTCAACGCCAGCGGCTTTCAAACGTGTGGCGATACTGCTAGGCTGCTTAGAATGGAGATTACGCGTATTCAAGCGCACGCCGGGCTTAGTGGCGGGCGGTACACATTCCGTGCCTACTTGATTAATTGGGTAGAATTCTTCCACGCTATAAGTCCCCTATTCGTACATAAAGTGTATTGTATTCGTTTAATAGATCAACGTAGACGAGCTAAGACTAGCGGTAAGCAGTACTTAACATGCCTATACACTAGCACACTAAACACATTGTGTTATAGAGTGTTAATACACTAGTGTCTTAGCTCGTGGCTTCGCCTACTCGCTAACGTCAACGGCGGCCATTCACAACGGCTTTACGCCGTAACGCGCTAGACGTGACTGCGCTTATACGCCTATCCGAGAAATGAACGCAAGGAGCCATATACACTATATAGGATTATGTCCCCGCAGGGACCCCGCCTACCTGGTGGCTCAATTCAGGGGGCGAACAATCGTATACGCTATTGCAATAAAATAGGAGATACGCCGTTAGGCATCTCTCCCTATATACGTACCTGGCCCCGCTAACGTATGACACGCGGGCATATGAACATCATACGCCGTCGTAACAATCGGATGCCGAATATCCATATATAACGTAGCGTTTGTACACGTGCCATTGACAAATAAGTATTTTCATGATAGACTTTAGATATGAAAACTCTAACCGATGAAATGAACGAGATGAAACGGTTTCAATATCGCCGTATCGACATTACAACGCTAGCCGGACTCAAGCAAGCGGAGCGGCTACAGGCGCACGGATGGACGGTTATAAGCGGCGGTCTGTTTACCGTGCTTATGGAAAAGAGGGGGTAAAATATGAATAAATTCCAAGATATGTATCTAGATTGCGTGAATAACTTCCTAACTCTCGAGGTATTCGCTGAATATTATAACCTCACTGTAAAGCAAGCGCAGTACGTTATAGAATCAGGAAAGCAATATCATGAGGACTCACTGGCGGGGGTGTTACGATGAAATGGAACGCTGCTAAACTATGCTTCACCGCGGATGATGGAAGCAGACTGGAGCGGTCGGGCGCGGATAATGGATGCCGTGGACATGGTGACGTAAGTGATGGTTTCAATAAGTATAAATGTGCTAAAGCGTTTTGTAATGGTGACTGGACGGCATGGCTACTCAGGGAATTGTATGATGTTAGCCCTAGACGTAATGAGCGAGTGGCGACATTGAGAGAATGGGGAGTAATCTAATGACTAAGCTAAGTGTGGTACATCAACTGCAAGACCGTATCGACGTTGCACATTTTCTCGAATTGCAGTTTCAAGATCTTGCCGACTTGCGGCCAGACGAATGGGACGATACGCGGCGATATGCCATACAGGGAGGATTGAAGATATGAATACCTTATTCGCTTGTGCCCATTGTCATGCAGAGCTAGGCCCGCTAGGCCAAAGTCACCTAGAGAATAGCGAGGACGGCCGGGAGATGTGGTCTTGCTCAAAGCCGCTCTATTGCCCGGTGTGCCTTGATGCCATTGGTAGCCCGGACGATATGTGCTCGTGTGACGCCTGATGTTAGCCGAGGCAGTGCGGTGCCAAGACTGTAACGAGCTTCGCGCCTTGTGTCGGTGCCCGCATGAGGACTGGATAGATGACATAGATGTACTATGGGGGAATGTATGAACTATGACCCGTGCGGTACAAGACACGCGGACGGTGACGAATTGATACAGCGGCTTGCCGAGTCTCTCGGCGTAGACGCCGAGGCATTGAAGCAAGCGTTAAAGAATATCGTAAAATAGGGCCTTGACAAAATGGCAAAGTCCTGATAGACTTGAAGTGACACTAAAACTTAAAGGAGATAACACAATGAACCTAACACCGATTAAATCGAACATGACAGAGTTAGTGCTTAACGAATGGAAAGTATTATTTAGCTATCAAACCGCAGTAGCGGCGCAAAATAGAAGCACGGGCAATTTCTATCAGACGGAAAAGAAATGGAGTCGGACAACCTCGCGGCATATCAACCAATGGTTACGTTCTTATGGTGATCCGGGCGCACAATTCATGCCACAAGAGTATTTTGATAACCTCATCGCGGGGGTGAAATAATGAATATTGAAATGATTAAAGCGAGTAATTTGTTAGCGGGACAACATTTCTTTGAACGCGCTACTATGCGTTTCTTTCAATCGCGTGTATTCTCTACCGTCTATGGTGGTAAGTATTTCATAACCTCTGAGATTAATCCTAGCGGCGAAAAGCGGTACACGGTACGCGAAGCGGTTGACGGTGGTAAGTTCATTAAATGTACTAACTTTTTTCACCATGAGACACTAGTGGCGGCCAAGGATGAAGCGCGACAATTAGCGGGGGTGAAATAACATGCGTATCATTGAAACGAAAGTGTACCAGTATGACGAGCTGCCTACCGATAAAGCAAAAGAGCGGGCCCGGGAATGGTTTGATAGTGTGCAATTCGGTGGCTATGATTGGTGGGAGAGTGTGTACGAGGACGCGGAGCGAATAGGGTTAAAGATTAAATCATTTGACGAGCGTACACTTGAAGCGGAATTTATCGCTAGCGCGGAGGAAACGGCGCATAAGATTGAGACGGAGCACGGCGATAAATGCGAAACATTCATTGACGCAAAAGAATATCTCGGGGCACGGGACAAAGTAGTTAATGAATGGGAACGCGACGAAAACGGGGAATTTGTAAATCAGGATAGGCTAGACGTTTCTCTCGATGCGCTTGATTCTAATTTCCTCTATGCTTTACGTGAAGATTATCGGATTAGTTTGCAAAAGGACCTGGAATACATGCAAAGTACTGAGCAAATAGAAGAGAATATCCGGGCGAACGAATACGAATTCACCGAGG